TAAGCTTCCATATACGCCTCAACAGCATTGAATTGCTCTAGGTATTCACTTTGAGTAATCTGATTTGATTCTAATTGGTTAGCCAAGATATTTTTAGTTTCTTCAGCATTAGGCTCTTCAGCCGTACCTGCCCACACACCAGTTTTCCAGCTTATTTTAGGCTTGTTAGCTTCAGGTGTACGTTTGTACTTAGCTTTAATTTTATCAACTTCTTCAAGGAAATTTTGATCTGGACGTAATGTCTTTTTAAGCTCGTAAATTTCTCTAATAGCTCTATTGATGTTTTTAGACTCGTTAGGCAAAAATGCAGCTAGTGGCCCAGTAGTTCTAAACTCAGTCTTAACCTCGTTAATAGCCATCTGGTAGTCTTCATCCTTAGTAACATCTTTTAATGAACCATCTCTAAGAGTAGCAAGCATTGTTTTCTGTGTCTGAGGCGTAATTTGTTGATTATCTACTGCCTGTCTAATCTGATCGTACACTACAAACTGATCTGCTTCAGGATCAAATAATGAATCCCATAGTCCTGATACAATATTATCATCCTCACGATATAAGCCACCGTTTTGAATAATCTTTAATAGAGAGTCGTGTTGCTTAGTAGTAAGTTTACCTTCTTCTAACCATGACTGTAAGTTTGCTTTTTCAATGTTTGTAGGATCATCTGCAATCTGACCTTGGATATTAGAATAAAAGAACTCTTGCTCTTCTAACTTATCCTTAGCTCTTGCATCTGCTACACGATCTTGCTGACCTTGATAGCCGTTAAGCATCGTCATCATTTCTTTAAATGTCTCGTTTTTGTCTTCATCACTCATAGAGATTTTAACCTCTGGGAATAATGCTTGTAATTGTGGTCTAGAACTAAAGAATTTGCTTGGATTAGCGTTAAAGTCTTGAATGGTTTGCCATCCTTTGCCTTCTTCTATATTAGCCGTTAATTCAGCCATTACAGCCTTTTTATAGAATCGACCCAATAATGCTTGTTCTTGTTTGAATGCAGCATCACCAGTTACACCAAGAGGTAATAAGCCATCAATTTTGCTTGCAAACATATCTCTCTGTGTTTGAAAGATAGGTCCTACACTTTCTGTATAGCTATCTCTAAACTCTGGTTGATTGTACCAATTGTTAATTGTTTCACCGATTAAATGCTCTGTATCTACAGCGTGAATTTCTAATGAGTCTTGTGCTGATTGAACTCTTTTAGCATTTCTAAGGTTGATATGGTTTTGATAAACTTTCTGTCCATACTGAACAGCCTTATCATCAATCATCTTACCTGCAGCTAACTTGATATTAGGATCTTCAATGCCATCTAATGTGCCTTTCTTATAAGCAGTAACAAATCTATTATAATGCTCATAGTCATTTTCACGATCAATAGCAACCTTACCTAGGTTAGTAATGATGTCTGACTCCATGCCTTCTACATACTCTTTTACTTCTGCTTCGTATGCAGCCTCTTGTGTTTTACTAACCTTTAACAAAGTTTGAGAGAAGTTATTTAACGTATTAGATAAAGACTCCCATGCGTTAGCTTCAGATAAATTTACTCTACCTGCTTGTCTACCTTGTTGAAATGTGTATTGTTGAAAATCTGGCATTATACTTTAGCTCCAAAATCGGCTATACCACTGCCTGCTTTAATCCATCCAGCTGTTTGTGCCGCACTACCTGCTGATTGTAATTTCTGAATTTCTCGACCAGTAGATGCCTGTGCAGCGCTACTCTCTAGTTGATAACCTAATCTAGATTGTTGTGCAATAGTTGCAGGAGAACCTGTTGTAGCTGAAACACCTCTACTTGCCCAATAAGCTCTTTGGCTTGACTGCGCTCTTCTTAAATTCTGTAATCTTATTAATTCTTGATCCTTTGCAGCCTGCTCAGTATCTCTAGCTTGTTGTTCATAAGCTGCCTTCGATGCTTGTCCAGATTGGATAGCGCCAAAGGCTGCTATACCTGTGGATGCTACTCCAAGCCCTACCGATGTTGCTGTTGCTGCTGTTGCTGCTGTTCCTGCTAATGGTGCTAAAAATGCCATAATTAACCGCCTTGTGCCTGGATCTCTAACGTCAAACCCAGAAGGGTCATAGGTGTAGGATCTGATTGTGTTACTGTTACTTGAGTTGTCTTTGAATATCCCAACATTGGTACAGTCTTTATGCCTGTAAATCCTGTTGGTGCTACATTTAAAACGCCTGTTCCAAAACCTTTATCTGTTACTGCCTTGCCGTTTATTTTAATACCGTTTGCTTCATACAATTGAGCAGATACACGTAATATTCTACGCTTAGTAGCATTAATAGGTCCTGATGCAAACGTGATATTAACAGGCATAGTCTTAACCTCTAGGTCGTAGTTTAAACCAACTTCAATGTTAGTAGCTGTACGTGCTAAAGTAATAGATCCTGATGCTGGTGTAGCATTATCCATAACTGAACTGTCTGCTCTTACTCTACACTCTTCGCCATTAAGATGATCTAGTCCTGTAACTGTTGCTGATGCAGGGCTATTAACCACATGTACTGCTGAGTCTGTATAAGTATTATTATCTAGTGCTTCAATTGTATATACAGTAGAGCCGTTGATTGTTCTCTTAACATGAAAATACACTACATCTTCTACTACTGATACATCTTTAATCTCACCGCTTGTAATAAATCTAGTCCATGCTGTAACTGATTCAGCTCTGTTTGTAATAAACACTGCTACCGTACCATCAGCATTTACAATATATAAGTAGTTTCCTTCGTTATCAACATCACCAGTCTGTGATGCCATAGCAACAGGTGAATTAATAAGATGAGGGGCAAGCAAATTCACCTCAGTGGAGACATACGAGTTTTCGGTATAAGTATATAAATACTCACGAACCTGCTTGCCGTTCCTTTGAATAAACATTGTTGCGCCATCTACGTTAATCGGTGGTACTGCTTTAAGCACACCGAATCTTGTTTGGCGTAACACACCTACTGATTCTGGTTTGATAGGACGATCTGGAATAAAGAACTCACCACCTGATGTAAATATTTGCAAATGTCTTCCAGATACTAAATGGTAAATAGCATTAACCTGGTCTGTGTCCATCGTAATGTCAATTGAATCTGTTGCATCACCGAAGCCACGATCAAAGTTAAAAAAGTCACCTGTTACTGATCCCCATAATGTTTGAGGTCTAGCAGTTGAATTAGACAACCATAGTCTTGATTCATGGAACGTAACCGCACCTGGGTAGCCATGTGTAGCTGACCATACAGGTTCTTCTAATGAAGCATCAATACCATCAATAGCATTGTTATTTGTAAATTCTTGTAATAATGTGCCTGTAAATACAGTTGTTGATGTGTAGCCTGTAATTCTGACAATACCGTCATTACCTTCAAACATGCCACCTACATGTTGCGTTGTAACTGGTGTAGCACCAGAACAAGTGATTGTGACTGTATCGCCTACTACTGGATCTGATGGGCTAACTGTAAATGATCCAGCATCATAATTACGATTAAAATCAAATGTTGGATAGTACGTAAACGTCATATTTGAGATTGACCACGTAGTATCTGTAGCGCCACGCACAATCTTTCTAGGCACATAATCGTTATGACAAATAATCAAAGTGTCTGCACTTTGAGTCCATGTCATTTCTTTTATCTCTGTAGAGTTATATGGCGTTACTAAATAATCGTTACCAGATCCGTTAATATTTGTCTGTAATACACCATCCATGTACACATACATCTTAGAATCGACAAACACTAAAAGATATGTTTGTGTAATGTTAAATTCAAACTTAACTAAGCGTACTTCTGACTCTGTAACAGTATCAATGTATTTCATACCAGGTCTGCGCTTAACGCCACCTTGGCCTAAACAGATAACATTAGTTAATGTTTCAGCACCTTTCGTATAACTATCAGTATCAATCCTTGCTGCTAGTCTTGGATCAAGCTCTCCAGCAATAAATGATGCTTGAGATGCGGTTGCTTTAGCCATTAGTACCTCGAATTAATTAATCTTGAGCCTTCTAAGGCTGCTGGGCCAATTGAAGGTGTAGATTGTGAATCAATAGTTTTAGCTTTTTGTAATTGTTTTTCAGCTAGTCCAGCGTAATATTCACCACGTGTAGCTGACTCAGTAATAGGAATAGCGAACACTGATGCTAGTCTTAACTCTAATAATTGTGTGAAATATGCAGGCAAGAATGATTCATCTGGTTTGTATGTATAGTCCAGAATCATTGTTTCGTTATTTGAATATAGCTTGTCTGCGTAGATTTGATAGTTATCGTTACCTTCATCAACATGTTGAGCTACTAGAAAGTCAGCAGGAAGTTGGAAAGCATAATTCCACTGGTTTGTAGGTGTAGCTGTTAGTCTTGATAGAATAGCTTTGGTTGAAGCAAAACGCCAAGGATGTAAAGTTAATAAACTTTCATAAGAAGATGAATATAGGTTAGCTGCAATTAGTGCCGCCACTGTATCTTCTGTAAATGAAGCAATTGGATTTTCACCAATTAGTAATAAAGCATTAGATGCAATATCAATATCTGTATAGTTTTTAACTGAAGCCATAACAAATCCTAAATTGTTTTAAAGGAAGCCCCTCGTTAGAAGGGCCAACTTTAACTCAACTTATGCTGTTTCGTCAATGTCTACTTGTACTGTACCTGTCTTATCAACAACTACCGCACCAGCTTTAACTTTACCTAATGACAACCATGAAACCTTTTCAGGTACGTAATTTACTTCAGTAGATACGTCAATACCGATAGCTAAACCAACAGCCGACTTGTGGTATGCCCAGCAAGAACGGATATTAGAAGCAACAACCAAGCCACCTTCAGAACGAGTTTCAATCATTTTCCACTCAAAGCCCATGAATGTGTTCATTTCACCAGACATCAATACACGTAGTGCGTTGTAATCAGCTGAAGTTATAGTTGAATTGTTCATCATTGACTCAATTGCAGCAGCAGAACAAACCATAACACGGTCTTCCATTGGAACACCAGCATCATTTAGTTTTGATGAAGCTTCAGCAATTTTAGCCAAAGTCATGTTAGTACCACCATTAGCAATAGAAGGTGGAGTAGATACCGCCTCTAAAGCATCTAGAATTAACTGATCAACTCTACGACCTAATGCACCAGCAATAGTACCTGCTAGCTCATTACGCTCATCAAAGTTTACTTCAGCAGCATCAAAGATGTCTGTGTACTCAGGTGCAACATAGTTACCAAGAGTACATGCAACTTTAGCATGTGAAACGTCCATTGCTGTAACGTCTGACTGAGTAGTACCACGAGCAGCAGCTGTGCCTTTGCCCATAGTACGGAAGTTATGTGTATCACCAACTACGCCTGTACGAACTCGTACTGTATCACGTAATTTACCTGCGCCTTGAAAGGCATGTTTTACTTCTGCGTCAAACTGAGCTGATGCCGAAGAACTTAAATTAACTGACATGTTAATCTCCTATGAATTAAAAAATTATCTTACCTTTTTCTCGATTCAAAGTAGCCTATATGGGTTTGAATCTAGTGCTTTCGAGGCACTTAATCTACGCATACAGGCCGATTAACGGGTATCTGTTGGCTCGATTATAACAAAAAGTTACATCAAGTGTTAATTATTTATTGTCTAATTGTTTTAGCAGGTTCTTTACCGAAGAAGTCATCAAACTTTTGCTTGACCTCATCTCTATATGCTGCTGATGACTGGTATCTTTTATCCTTCATTAGATCATATAAAGCTTCTTTAGTAACAGTGTTCACTGGTTGTGCTGTATCAGGTGCTGAAACTTGTGTCTCTCTAGACAAAGACTTCATTCTTTCTAGTAACTGAAAGCCTTCTGCTGTAGTTGCCATAGCTTGTAACGTAGCAAACTCACCTTCATCTAAAGTACCCTTAGCCCATTGCACCATGTCTGAGACTCTTTGACTAGCATCTGGTCCAATCTTCTTCATCTCATCTTCGATGTTAGGTTGTGATTCTACAATGTTATTGATATATATACCAAGTAATTGACTATGAGCATCTTGAGATAGTCCTGCTTCTTGCGCCCACTCATTGAAGTTGGCCATTAACGGATCGCCATCAGGAATTTCTACATTTAAACCTTCAGGAATAACTGTTTCATATCCATCTTTAGGTGCGCCAGTAAATGAGCCTAACTTAGACTCCAGACCGTTATAAGCTTGTGCTTGATCTGCTATCGTAGCATACTTGCTAGCTTTAAACCATTCTGGTGCTTCTCCCTCACCTGCTACACCTTCTGATAAATACCATGCATTCTCATCTACTGCTGGCGCTTCTGTTGTTGCTTCTGTTGTTGCTTCTGGGGCTGCTGCCTCAGATAATAATGTTTCTTCTTCCATAATAACTAGTCTCCACGATTGTTATATTTACCACTCTCTTGTCTCATAATGCAGGACTTAAACATACGAACTACACTATTTTGACCTTCACGATAATATCCCTGACCTTCTACTTGGCCAGGAACACATACCGTTGATTTGATGTATCTTTCTTCTAACCATTCAAGCACCTTCTTACCATCTTTCGACTTGAACACTTTTGCGATTAACGCATCAAAATCTTTTTGATTATCTATCATTGACCCTCTACAAGTTGCTGTGCCATCTCTGGATTCTGCATTGCTGCTTCTGCCATCTGCTGTTGTTGTGCTGCTTGTTGCATCTGTTGTTTTATTTCTGCTCTAGCCTCTGCATCTCTAATCAATGACTTATCAACACCTAATAACTTAGCAATATGCTCAGGGAATGCTTCAAGATCTAATCCGATTTGCATTGCCTCTGGACCTACCATTCCTGCAAACTGTACAAACTGTCCTAGCTTGTTTACTTCATCCATGTCTTGCTGTTGTGCAAGTGGTGAAACAACCTTAATCTCTACTATTTGACCGCCAACCTTGATAGGTGCAACTTTCTTATTGCGCTCAAGGATGTAGTAAGCACGTTTGATAAGCTTATTAATAAACTCAATCTGCAATCTACCGAATGATGATCCGATGTCTGACATTAATTCTTGTTGTCTAATGCTGATTTCAGTAGCTGACTTAGTAGGGCCTGTTACTGCGCCTAGTTGATCGTGATATAAAGCTTTACGAATAGAGTCTCTTAAATCACCAAGAATTAGCTCTGATACGTTAAAGTTACCACCTGACACTAACGGTTGTAATGAACCTTGCTGGCCTACTGGCACAACCGCACCTGGTGCTACACTAATAGTCCATGGGTTTAATACACCATCGTCTACTGCTGTATATACACCTGCAATTTCTTTCTCAGCATTCTTTAATACAAACTTAACAACTTCATTTGCTGTTTTAATATCTGGCAATGCTGTCATGATAGGACCACGACCATAGCGCTCGCCTGCTACCTTAGACCATCTGAATACAATCCAAGGACTTTGCTCAAAGTAATCTTCAAACACAACATGCTTAGTAGCTGATTCAATTACAACAAAAGAGTATTGTTTCTCTTTGTCATTCCAGATAGTAGCCTCAATAATATGAACTAACTGATCTGGCTTCTCTTGAATCATCTTCTTGACTGCTTCTGATGCTTTACCTTTAGGCCAGATACGTTCAATGTCTCTAGCTGCCACTGAGTGATCTCTAAATACATTCTCGACTGTGCCTGATGGACCATCTTCAATAATAAGTTGTTTTAGTGGGATAGCTTTAAATCTTAATAGATCCTCACCTTCACCTTCTTCTAGTAGTAGTGCGCCTGTGCCTACAGCAAGATCAAGAAACGCTTCATTAGCTTCTGTAGCTAAGTTAGAGTTATTGATATACGAGAATAGAGTGTCTGATTCCTTCTCTAGTTGAGCATCAATTTTAGTCTGTTGCTCTTTAGGAATTGCAGTACCTGCTGCCAACTTTGCCCACTTCTTAAATGGTGGTACAAGTGTTGACTGTAGTCTTGATGCAAATCTCTGTGTAGCAATTAATGCTGTAGAGTCATAGATTCTTGTGTTCTTCTTAGCACCTTTATGATGTTGATTAAAGATTTCACGTTGTGGTAGTGCATATTCATAACACTCTTTCCAGTGTGACTCCCACGAACTTCTATGTGCTTTAGCAGTATCATATCTTTTAATGACAGTTGCAACTTCTTGGTTACTCTTACTGTAGTTTGGCATTGTTTACCCCAATGTTTTTGACTTTACACCTTGCTCATCGCCTGAAATAAGTAGTGATCTACCCATTCTTCGTCTAAATCCTGCTGATTGTCTCTTCTTAGCTACAAATTCTTCCTTTCTAGTCTCACGATCTCTTAATTCTTCAGCTTTCACTTGTGACTCGCTTGGTGCTGGTGCGTCTGGTTTTAGGAATCCCATGGTTTTTCTCCAATAAATAATTATACAATTTCTTAGGTGTAACTATCCAAAAGGCTCTAACCCCTATTAGATGCTTGATTATATTAACACAAGTCATGACTCCGCGGAAGATAAATTTATTTTCCCTGTTTTTACGAACATATATCACTTTATGACCTAGTTCTAACATTAACTCTGGTACATTATCATCTACAGTATATGGCATGACCTGTACTTCGAGCCAACATCCCATTGGGTCTACTAATATCCAGTTGAATCCATCCCATCTAAATGCAAAGCAATGCCTAAATCCTTTTGATGTAAACAGATCCCATATATGCCATCGCCCACCATCAACAAAACACACGAACCAGTCTATCTCATTCTCTACTAACTCAGCCATTCAACCAGTCTGTATTAGCCATCGGCTGCCTCTTGCCAGCTTCTGGTCTATTCTCTCTAAATGCAATAGCAAAGTATCTGAACGCATCTGCAAAGTGAGATGACCAGTCATGTAGTGGATGTGGTTTATACACGCCCTTCTTCTCATCAAACTCTTTGCGATATCGTCTCAAAGCATTAAGTCCGTCTTTAGTGCCTGTCTTCTCAAAGTAACACTTCGGTAGTATTGCTCTTGCAGCATGAATACCATCTTCAACAGATAGTCTTGGAACTACAAGGAAGTTAATGCCTAGCTTACGTGCTGTTTCTAGTCTAGACTTGCCTGTGCCTAACTCTCTCACACCTATATCATGTGGTGCGTAATGTCTGCCTAATACTGCTTGATTCTTTACTCTCCAATCATGTAGGTAGTTAATGTAGAACTGTAGTCCTTCACCTTGATTCTCGAACGCATGAACAATACGCAACTCTTTACCTACTTGTTGAACAAACCATATAGCAGTAGCGTCTGCCACACCTAGATCCCAGTAAGTATCTACAGGAATGCTTGGCTCTACAGGAAAGTCCATAATCTGAACATCGTCAATAAACTTAGCATAGTAAGATCCGTCTCTATTAGATAGGACTTCACCTTCCCAGACATGGTTGTATAAATCTAGGTTCTTCTTTTTAAGTTCTAGTCTCTCAGCTTCAAGTTCTTTAGGGAAAAAAGGATTATCATTGTAATTAACCTTAACCACATACGAGTCACTAGGTGGATTAAGTACAAATCTATCGTAGGTATTATCCATCTCATCATTAGGATTGAAACTTACCCAGATTTCTGAGCCTTCTTTACGCACTGTAGGAATTAATGTCTCCCAGCTTGTATAAGTAACTGACTCTGCTTCCTCTACCCAGACTATGTCCAGGCCTTCCATTGATTTAATCTTTGTGATGTTTGATCTCATACCCTCAAAGATAAACCTGCTGCCATTAGTGCCTAGTATCTGTGTCTTCTGTACATCAAAGTAATCACGCAAACCCATACGCTCTATTGTATCGCTTAGTAGTTGTAATACTGAGTCTTGAATAGATCGTTGTATTTCACGAGAGCATAGTATTCTTACTGGCTTTTCCCAAGCTTTCTTAACAAGCATTGCTGCAATAGTCCAAGACTTACCTGATCCACGCCCACCATAAGCAATCTTATATCTATGCGGTTTTAGGAAAGGTTCAAACTTTCTGGTTACATCAATATTAACCTTCATTCGTATTCACTAACCTCTCCACCATCAATGATAGTTACTATTACTTCGTTGTCATTAGTCATGTTGCCTGCTAGATTAATATCTTTAGCATCACCATAGCCACGGTCTTTTAATACAGCAGGTGCAAACTTATTCAATACAATAGGGTTACGGTCTTCAAACACATGCTTTGCTATCTCATCTTCCCATCTGTCTCTAAGCCCTTCTCTGGCTTGTTCTACCGCCTCTGCGAAGTTGTCACTTTCAGATTGCCATCTATAAAAAGTTTGTCTTGATATGTCTGCTTTTATACAAGCCTTGCTAACGTTACAATAGTTAGTGGTGTAAGCATTGATAAACTTGATCTGTTTGTCGCTTAGGCCATCGCCTATTAGTATCGGTAAATTGTTCATCCCATTGCCCCTTCTACACCTTTAAATGATCCATCATGCGCATCAAACATAAATGTAACTTCTTGGTTAGTTTCGCTAACACAGTCGCACACATCTTTTCCGTTCATGCCTCTTTGAAAGAATGAAACATAGGTTGTCATATTATCGCCTTCAATATAAAGTTTAGCACTTACACCCGCACTAACATCTCCAGGGCTTACGGCTTTACTCATCATTGTTAAAAATTGTTGTAAATCACTCATCTCTTTATTCCCATGCTTTCATAATATTAGTGTAACTCTTGTGTTTGTTCATTGTTCTTATTTAAAACATCAATAATTTCGTTGTGAACATCAAATAAGTCCATATCATCTGCCTCTGCCATTGAATAAAGTGCTGTGTAGTACATAGCTACTAGTGCCTCTTTAGAAGTATCATTGAGTAATTCTTGTGTAAATCTAAAGTCATCTGTATCTTCGTAGTTTTCAATATCACTCATTTCTTTATTCCCATTGATTCATAATATAAGTCTTCAGGTCTTGGTAAGATAATGCCATACTCGCTTATAAACATATCTATCTGCTCTAGGTAATCTTTAAACTCTTTGACCTTTAGCTTAGTTGTACTTCGTAACTCTTTGATAACACTAAATTTTGTTGTAGTTTCAGTATAACCTAAAAACTTATCTCGCAATATAGCATGTGTTTCGTCTTTAGTATATCCCAACTCATTGCCTATTACACTTATCCATTCCCAATATAATCTGTT